GGTACACATGGCCATCTATTCAAGATGAGATTAATGCACTTACAATTACTTATGTAGCAGGTTATGGTGATGCAGGTAGTGATGTGCCAGGGCAGATATTACAAGCTATGAGGTATTTAATTGCAGCTTATTATGAGAATAGAACTGATCACTTAGCTACATTACCTACAGCGAGTAGAGTTATATTAGACAATCTAAAGTATGGCATGGGAATTGGTTACTTATGAGATACTTAAAGAACGAAAAGATTGGAAATTTAAACCGAAAGGTTAGAATTGAAGAAAGAACAATAACAAGAAATTCTTATGGGGAAACTGATTACAGTTATACTGAATTTACTACCTTATATGCTGAAGCTGATTTCCGTATTACGAGAACGGATGAAAAGGTACAGGAACAACAATTAGTAGCTACTACTTCTGTTTTTTATAGGATAAGGAGGCGAACTGGATTAAGCACAGATATGAGATTGGTTGATTTGACTATGGCTACTTCTCAGAATATATTTAACATTAGAGCGATAAGGGAAGAGAGTAAGGATTACATGATACTTGAATGCGTTAATTATGAGTATTAGAGTAGTAGGTTTAAAAGATTTAAGTCAAAGGCTAAGTAAGTTAAGTAAGTTTATGACTAAGACTGAAAAGCGTAGGCTTACGTTCTATGCAGCTAAACCTATTGTTAGTGCAGGTAGAAAGATTTCCCCAGTTCGTAGTCATCCAGACAAATGGGGTCATCCTTACGAAAACCCTCGTTATAGTGCAGGACAAGTTGTAGCAAGATATGTGCCTGGAAACTTAAAGAAATCATTTAGACGTATTCCACAGAAATTTTTAAAGAGAACACCTGCATCATTTGTTGGCCCATTTAAGGGTAGACAGCCATTACAAGTTTATGGACGTACAGTTCCAAAGAGTGATGGTTATTATGCTCCAATGGCATTTGGTAAAAATAGTACAGCTGATGATTACATGAAAAAAGTAATTGATCCTGCTGTAAGGTTGGGTGGTTCTGCTGCACTAAAGACTATGGAGAAGGGTGCAATTAATATTTTTAGTAAGGCTAAAACTAAATTAAACTTTAGGTAATGGAGATAGGGAAAGTAGTTTATAGTTTATTGAATGGTTCTTCTGCCCTTACTAATTTAATGGGTAGTAATAAAGTGTATCCATCATTTGCTCCAGACAAGACTGATTTTCCTTTTATTGTTTACAAGACGAGAAGTGCTGATCCTGTAGTTACAAAAGATGGAATTGCGGATAATGTAACTTTTGTTTGCTATATTAATATATACAGTAAAAAGTATGATACATTAAGAGATATAAGTACAGAAGTAAAGAATACAATTAACAATTATAGTGGCACAGTAGAGGGTGTGACTGTAAAAAGAATTGGTTATTTGGATGAGGAAGAGTTTTATGATTTTGACATTGATGTACATTTCTTAGAACTTTCCTATAGAATTAGATTACAAAATTAAAATTTTAAAATTATGCCAAGTACAGGTTATATTGATGGGTCGTTACTTAGATTGACTTTATCAGATACGAGTGGAAGTGAGATTGAGATATTTCACGCAACAGAATCAAGTATATCATTCTCTTTAGATGTAACTGACATTACTACAAAGGATAGTGGTAGTGGTGGATGGAGAGATATATTTCCCAAGACAAAGTCTGCTACAATTTCTTTTAGTGGTTTAGTTAGATATGATGAAACTGCTTCTGAAGATAATATGAGTGGATTATTGGGTTACTTTAATGGTAGAACAAATATTTATTGGGTAATGGCTACTTCTACAAGTGGTGACGTTCAGTTAAGTGGACAAGGTTACATTACTGCTTTAAATCAAACTGCTACTGCTGATACTGAAGTTTCTTTCGATGGAACTATCGAAGTTAGTGGTGCGGTTACAATTGGAACAGTATCCTAAACATTAAAATAAAGACAGATGTACAAAGAACTAAAAATACCAGGAAGAACTCTCTACGTTGCATTCAATTTACGAGTTGTTTTACAATTTCAAAAAGAATACGGCAAAGAGGGTTCTTCTAATAATGATTTAGAGAAGTTAATTGCAGAAGTAGGATTAGAGGGGCAGATGAAGTTGTTTTACATGGCTTTAAAAGAGGGTCATAGAAAAGCAAAGAAAGATTTTGATATGGAGTTTGATCCAGACTTTTTTGATTTCTTGGATGATAATCCAGAGGCTATTGAAGAGATTGCTAACGCATTTAATGATAGCATTCCTCAAGCACAAGAAACAGAACAAAAAAAAACACAGAGGAGTACGAAAAAGAGCCGATAACAGAGGATTGGTTACAACGTAAATTACTTGGAGAGTTAGGTTGGAGTATTAATGATTTTTACGATGCTGATTTTAGGATGGCAACAAATGCTATTATAGGAATGAGTAATCGTAACTTTGAAATGATAAAGCACAATTACGAGATTGCTCGATATAATGCTGCTTTAAACATTAATGTTCATTTAGGTAAAGGAAAAGGAATAAAGAATCCTAAAGAGTTGGGAGAATTTAGTTGGGAAAAACCCCTAAGAAAAAAGAGAAAATTAAATAAGGAGGAGATAGATGCAATTATGGGCAAATTAGACAGTCCAAATGTTGTAAAAAAAGAAAAGTTAGATGGCAAACAAATTCAAAGATTTATTAATACGACTGGGTCTTGATGACAAACAGTTTCAGTCACAGTTTACTAAAATTGAGCGACAATTAACTCGATTTAGTAATAACGCACAAAGAGTAGGTAAATCTTTAACCACTAACGTTACACTTCCCCTTACATTAGCCGCAGGAGCAGCAGTCAAGACATTTGCAGATTTTGATAGATTAGAGAAGGGTCTTGACGTATTTGCTGACACATCTACAAGCGGAGCAGAAGAATTAAATAGATTATTAGATGTAGTTAGAGATGCGAGAACTACTCTTGACTTAAAGTCCGCTGCAAGTGCATCACTTCAATTACAAGCAGTTGGTATTAGTGCTGATAGGGCAAGAGAAACTATTAAGCAGTTAGGTATTGCAGCTACTGTTAGTGGATCTCAAGCGGAGGACATTGGCGAAATCACAAGGCAGTTCGCTCAAGCATTAAGTGTTGGCAGGGTATTAGAGCAAGACTTGAGAATTATTAAATCAAGAATACCTGCTATTGGTAAAGTCTTACAGGATGAGTTTGGAACAGTTACTGCGGAAGGATTAAGAGCAGCTAACATTAGTGCAGATGAATTTGTAGATAGGCTTACTAATGCTATTGCAACTAACCAACAATTCCAGAACGTACAGATTTCATTAGCAAAAGCTATAGAAACGTTTGGCGTTAATATGCAGATTGCTATTAGTAGGATTGGAGAATTAATAAGTGAAACATTAGACTTACCTGCATTACTTGATAGCATAACTACACAAATTGATAGGTTTACTGTTTTTTTAGATAGTTTAAGTGAATCTCATAGAAAAGCAATAGTACAAGTTGGATTGTTTTTAGCAGCTATAGGACCAGTTATCTTTGTTGTTGGTGGTGTAGCTAAAGCATTATTAAGTTTAACGAGTGCTATTGGTGCTGTTGTGTTAGGTTTAGTGAATTTTGCAGGTTTTAATTCAAAAGCTATTCAATCATTAAGGTTACTGGGTAGTACAAGTATTGCGACAAGTAGAGGTGTATTTTTATTAGGAGCAGCTATACGAACTACTATATTGCCTATTGCAATTATATCAGCAGCAGTAATTGGTTTAAAGTTAGCATACGATAAATTTACAGAAAGTGTAGCTAAAGCAAACAGGGGGCAAGATGCTGTACGAAAAGCACAAGAAGATAGTAAGAATGCAGTAAAACAAAATAGAGAAGAATTAGATAAGTATATATCAGTATTAGAAGATGAAAATTCAAGTAATTCTGATAAAACAAAGGCTTTAGAAACTCTTAACGGTTTAACTGATAATGCTTTTGTAGGAGTAAATATATTAGGAAAAGAAACCGAAGGATTAACAAAGGCACAGAATGATTACTTTGATTCTTTAAGCAAAACAGTACAACTTGAAAATTTAAGAAAAGTACAAAAAGAATTACAGGAGGAAATTGAACAAACTAAAAATTCTATAGATAACTCTCTTAATACAAATGAAAGTTATGCTAAAGGATTACAGTTTGGTGCTTATGCAGGATCTCAGCTTACATCTAATTTACAGAGTTTAGGCAAGACTACTGATACAGACTTAAAGTTGTTAGAAAAGAATTTAGATGCCATTAATAGTAGGATTTCTGAATTAGGACAACAACAAGCGTTAGATAAACTTGCATTAGATGCAAAAAAGTTGCAAGAAGAAGTATCAAGTTTTGCTACTACATTAGAAAGTGATTTAGAGAAAGCCGATGTTCTTGGTTCTGCTTTTAATACTGAAAAGATTGATCTTGTAAAAGAGAAACTGGGAATAGTTAAAAAAGCATTTGAGGCAGCATACGATAATGAAACATTAAGAGCAAATCTCCCTCTGCAAGATGAGTTATTAGCAAAGATAAGAAATTTAGAAACGCAGTTAAAAGCTTTAGAGAATGCTACATTCTTTGCTGATTTAAACAAGGAGTTAACTGACATACAAAAGAAAGGAGAGGCTTTAGGCATTACTCAACAGTTAATTAGTCAAGAACAGCTTGATGCTCTTCAGCAAGGTTTAGAAAAAGCAATTAGTTTAGATGCCCCCATTGGTCAGATTGACAGGTTAAAACGAAAGATAGATGAATTAAGAACTTCTTTAGCAGGTAATCCAGTAGAACCTGTTGATGCGAGAAGTAGTCAGAATATAAAAACTGCTGTAGTATCATTAGATGACATGGGTGGTTACTATGCTAATATTAATGGTAAAATTAAAGAAGTAAATAAAGAAACCTATGAATTATCACAATTAACTAAAAAAGCACAAGAAAGCAGTAAGGGAGTAGAGTTAAATTGGGATAAGGTTTTACAGACTATTATAGATAAAAGTAGTGGTATTGAGAAAGTTTTATTAGAAAATTTTGATGCAGTAGTGAATGGTGTTGCTCGTGGTGCTGATTTAATAGTAGAAAGCATAAGTAATGCGTTTAGAATAAAAAAAGAAGCAAGAGAAGATTTAGCAGAAGCAGAACAAGAGTTAAAGAAATTAAGAAGTAGTGGAGAAGCAAGTGCATCAGAAATACAAAACATACAAGAACGAATACTATCTTTAAATGAAACAATACAAAGCACCAATTTATTTAGTGCCATTGGAGATGCTATTAAACAACTTGTCGTAGAGATTGGTAAAGCAATAGCTAAAGCTTTGATATTTGCAGGTATATTAACCTTGTTGGGTTCGGCATTTCCTGCTCTCGGAGCAATACTTCCAACAGGGCCAGGTGCATTTGGTAAGTTATTTAAAAGTGGTTTGTTTGGTACTCCTTTTGAAAGTGGTGGATTAGTATATGGCCCAGTTAATGCTTTGATTGGTGAAGGAACAGGTACTAATAGGAGGAATCCAGAAGTAGTTGCTCCATTAGATAAATTAAAAGCTATTATTGGAGATACTGGAGGAAATGGATTTGTAGCAAGTACAAGGTTAACAGGAAGCGATTTACTTTTAGTAGTAGAACGAGCAAAAAGACAAAGAGATAGATAATGGCAAAGAAGTATGAGTCTACATTTATATCTGATATAGGAAAGGAATACATAGTTGAGATTCATCAAGCTTCTTTTACTGGTGCTGCTACAGAGTTTACTACTATAGATTTACAGATTAAATATGATGATGGTGGAGATGAAGAGAATAGGTTTAGTCCTATTATGTCAAGTGAGGCTACTGTCAATATGTTAATTGATTCTGAGGCCTTAAATACTTTTGTTGAAGATTTGGTTGGCAGTTATGATGATGAGTATTTTTTATATATAAGACTTCCATCTACTACACCAGGACAATTAGACACGTTTAAATGGGCAGGATATGTTTTAGTAGATTTAGTAGCAATAGAAGATTTAAGTTATAATATAGGTTATACGTTTGTACTAAAGGCTAAGGATGGATTAAATACGTTAAGGAATTTAGAGTACAGTAATGATGGAGTTCCTTATACTGGTAAGGACACAGTATTTAGCCATCTTACTAAAGTTTTGTTAAAATTAGGGAGTGTATTGTATGCTTATACATCACTTGTAGATCCATGGTTAAATGTTGTAATAAATTGGCATTCTCAAGAACATACTTACAATTCTACTAATACTGTACTTACAAAAGCAAGAATACCCCACAGAGCATTTTATTACAGAGATACAAAGGGTAATTATGTATATAAGAATTGTTACGAGGTATTAGAGGAAATATGCAAAACTTTTGGAGCAAGATTGATTAATAGCGGCACAGGTTTTTTTGTTACTCAAATAAATGAATACTTAAATGCTGATTCAGTTTATGAATACCAAGATGTACTTTTAGGTTCATTAAGTGGTGCTACTAAAGACTATTCTATATATCATGACCAAAACGGCATAGAAGATAGTTCTACTGATATATACAGAGAGGGTGGTTCATTTTTTGAGTTTTATGCTCCCCTACAATATGCAAGAGTAGAATACGAGCATATAGCTACAAGAAACTTGTTGAGTGGTGCTTTTTGGGATTACAATGATGAAACACCTAAAACTGCTGAAGATATTGCATCTAATAATTTAGATTCAATTTTACAGTTAGATTTTACTTTAGCATTTAAAACTACATTTACTCAGACGGTAGCGACTACATCCTTTGAAGATCATTATGTAATATTTAGAATTGAGATTAAATTAGTTGGTGCAGTTACGACACATTATTATGTAAATACATTTATTCGACAATACAATAAGTTTAATCGAGACGCTTTAGATAATGTTAGATGGGAAACTACTCCAGGTTATTACTATATATTAACGCCAATTGTAAAAGATGAAAAAGAAATATTAAAAAACACACAATTAATAATACCTCAAGTTCCTGCTGATGGAGATTTATCTATTAAAGTAGAGTTTTTTAATGTATATCCAGAAACATCAAATGATGCAAACGTAGATCCATTAACTGCAATATTGCAAGGTGGTTCAGTTCCTGTGTTAGAGGATTATTATACGGTAACTTATGAGGCATCAAATACATTCTTACAGTATATTCATACAGGATTCTTCTCCGATCAAAACGACATCATTAGATTCCAAAGCGACAATGACAATACTGCTTACCAAACATGGGAAGTAACTAATATTATAGGTGATGGCCCTAACTTAAATAGTCCTGGTCATTTAGAAGTCAAGAATGATAGTGATGAATGGGTCCTAACAGAGAATGGATGGAAAGTTGGAAACACAGGAGATGCAAAGAATATAAGTCAATTATTGGTTAATGAAGTAATTAAGGGGCAGTTGTTGCCAGTTAGAAAGTTTATGCAGACTACATTTGTTATGCGTGGAGCAGCCTTTATTCAGCCACATTATGCAATTGAATACAATAGTGAATATTGGGTGTTTAAAGGAGGTGTATATGACTTAAAGAATGATGCGGTTAATGGTATATGGTTTAAAATAAAAGAAGATTAATGGCATTTACGGAGCAATCATTAGTTTATTTATCAAAGGAATATAGGGTAAGACCCTCTTATGGTTCTGTGGGTGCTTCTTCAAGTGCAGGTGGGGCAGCAATAACTAATAATGATGATAGTTCTATAATCAATCCAAATTTAGGTAGTGGTACTATATACCAACAAGTTTTTATTGCAACAGGATCTAATTCATTTACTGTTACTCAAAACAATGGAGTTTTACCTGACAATGCTGCGGAGATTACTATATATAGAAATGGATTGCTTTTAAATCAAACCTACATATCATCGCTTGATTCTGTTAATGGAACTTTTACTTTAAGCTTTACTCCAGATGTTGATGACAGAATAGTTGTTGTTTGGTTCTACAGAAATGAAGTTGAGGATGCAGGTATATATCAAGAGATATTTAGTGGTAATGGAACTGCTACTTTTACCTTAACAGAGAATGGTGGAATTATACCTGCTCGGAAACAAGAAATGTTTATTTATTTGAATGGTATTTTTATTGATTACGAGAAAATTACATCCTATTCTACTGCTTCATCAGAATTTACTTTAAACTTTACTCCATATA